TTGCTCCCCCTATCTTTGATACAAACAATACCTCCTACATGGTGATGCTAGATCTGGACGAAATGTCCCTTGCCGACAAGTACGGCTCCAGCGCCAGCAATATTCCCACCTGGATCTGGAAGCAGGTGCACTACATTCTCCAGAAACTGTTGAAGGAAGGGAACATGGAATACATTGATATTACACCTTACAACTTCATCGAGAAGGATGGAGTTGTATGGTGCATTGATTACGGCCACGCTACGCCGTTTCGCGGGACTATCCGCAATTGGTTTCTCAAAGATATGTTGGAAAAGAAACTCCGTCGCTGGAACCCCGATTTCGTGTGATGATAATGATTGTCGGGTAGTTTTTAGTTTTTTACTTTACTTGGCAATGACCGACTCTAGGAAATCGTCGCACACCTTGGACCATGGGCGAGTGCGGGCAAGGGCCACACACGCCTCGGTGGTCTCCTTACCACACATTGCGAGTGCCTTCTCCATACCCTCCGCAACCGCCTCCGCCGTTGTGGTATACTCCGTGAGACCGACACCTGCCGTCATTTGGAGATACGAATACGAGGTCGTAGCAAGCTGCACGCTCGTCTTGTCGTTCATGAACGCCTTGTAGCAGTCCAGTGCCAACACCACCTGTGGGGCGCCCGTCGCCATGTGCTCCAGCTGGCACAGACCGAAGCCCTCGCCCGCTGACGTGTTAATACCTACATCCGCCACATTGTAGAGCTGGTTAATAGCATCGTCGTTGAAGTAGGCCTGCGGAGCCGTCGTGTCAACGATCGTGACACGCGTGCCATACTTCAGGTTGTCCATGCCCAGAAGCTCCAGCTCGTTGAGGTAGATCTGGAGGGGTTGGTAGAATGCGCCGCCCTCGGGCTTGACACCTGTCACAAGCAGAAGATGGTAAGGGGCATCGGGGAACTTCTTGAGTAGACGGGCAAACGCCATGATCGTGAGATCGAGACGCTTACGCTGGGAGTTGCGGTTCATATTCAGGAACACCTTGTCGCTCGACTTGAGGTTCAGATTCTTGCGAATGCCTGCGCGCTCGCCGTCCGATAGGGGCTTAAACACGAGCGAATCAATACCGTGCTCAAGAACATCGATCTTGATGTTGGGGGTCGTCAGGCGGGTCATGAGATACTTCTTCCACTCTTCCGTGAAGCAGATGATACGGTCAGAGGCATTCTCAATATTGCGGAGCAGTCCCATGTCCGCGCCCTTGTAGACCTGGTCGAGGTAGACCCACAGCTTCCACGACTTCGGGACATCCTTCACCTGCTGGATGAACTGATTGATCACAATGGGGTCGTTGTAGATCATGATGATGTCGGGGTTGACAGTGTCAACATACTCCTTGAACTTGTTAAAGCCAAAGCCCTGCTCCTTCGGGTCCTCGTTGGCGGCCGCATCATACTGAATGATGCCCGTGAGCGGGCGGGCGGGTGTGGGGAGACGTGCAGGTGTGCGCTGAAACCCAAAGTGAAAGATCTTGATCAGCGGCTGGAGCGTGCCGAGCTGCTTGAGAAGGTTGTATGACACCTTCGAATAACCAGTCACCTGCTCGGTGTGCGTGGAGACCAGGAGGAAGCGAACAGGAGCCATTTGTATGTATCATTTTCTAACCTGTAAATATAATAGCATGTCCTCATACTATCCCACTGTTTCACTAGAAGGTGGTCCTAAATTTCTGAGTCAGCAGACTCAGTTCAAGAGTGCGTCAGAAGTGACGGAGATGAAGAAACGTGCGGCGGTAAACCAGTATTACAGGAATTATCCTCAGTCGCAGAAGGCGGCGTATGCGAGCACGTATACGACGTTTGCAGCGGGTGCAGACTATAATTCCCAGAAAGGAGCCCGCGGAGTGTCGTGGAGTCCTACATGCTGCACGAACACCAACGGGTTTGTCCTCGCCAACAACGTCACTGTATTCCCTGGCGGCGAGAAGAAGACGCCCAATATGAATGTTGCCTCCGATGCCTTCATCAACAACCCTCAGTAAAAGGCTACGCCAGGAGCCTCTGAACTCTCCTTCATCTTGGGGATCTTCGTATACTGCGAAAAGCGGTCCATAAAGGGAATGGGCGGAATAGGATATAGTTCTGTAATCGAATTACTCTTTGTCATCGTCCGCGCAATCACCTTACGTGTCTGCGCCCCAATCCAGTCGTATCCGAAGCGAACGCTCATATACGAGTGAATCAGAACTGCGATGACCAGAATGCCAATAAGGATATACGGAAGGTTCTTATACATTATTCATACAGTATAACATAATATAGCAAGGCATGCCAGGCGGCCTCGTCCAACTCACTGGCTTCGGCGCCCAGAACGTATTTTTGAACGGAAATCCGTCGATGACGTATTTTACGAAGATGTATAAGCGCCACACGAACTTTGCGATGGAGCATTTCCAACTTCCTCCAATGAATGTCACCGATACCAATTTGCCAATTGCAGGCAACAAGACATTCCGCTTCAAGGTTCCTCGCTACGCCGATCTTCTCCATGACTGTTATCTGTGTGTCGATATCCCCGACATTTGGTCTCCCCTTGTTGAGATAGACCCCATAACCCATCTGGCCAAGGAGTTTCAGTTCCAGTGGATTCGTAATCTCGGATACAACATGATTCAGCAGGCTACAGTCACTCTCAACGGAACGCCTGTAGTCACTATGACGGGAGAATGGATGAAGATTGCAAGTTACTTGAAGCACGACTCTACCAAGCGAGCAATTCTCGATAAAATGGTTGGCAATACACCCGATATGCACGATCCTGCCAATTCTACTGGACTCTTTAATCAGTATCCCAACGCTATCAATGTAGATGGAGTCAATGCCCCTGCCCCCTCCATTCGGGGTCGTCAACTGAATATCCCCCTACCGTTTTGGTTTTGCGAGGATATTGGTCAGTCACTTCCCCTCGTTTCTCTCGTGCAGACGGAGGTAGAGATACAGATCACGTTTAACAACATTTACAATCTATTTACGATGATCGATGTGAACCCTGCAAATAAGTATAATCCCACTTACCTAACTCGCATTGTGGGAAACCCAGCGGACCCTTTCCGTGGAATGCAGAACTTCCTTTCCTACCCCGACATTCAGGGAAATCCTACAAACTCATCACTCCAGAACTGGAACTTTAATCCTTACATCGAAGCCAACTACGTTTTCCTCACAGATACCGAGCGCGCACATGTTGCCGCCTACGAAAAGTCGTTTTTGGTGACACAGGTGCGGTATATGAAAAACAACAATCAGTATGGCTACAACGATGTTCCCATCCCAATGTATAATTTGTGCACTCGCATTGTGTCGCTTTTCCAGCGCCAAGATCGTATTCTGCTGAACGACTGGGATAATTACACAAATTGGGACAATATCTACTACCCACCCGTCAATCCCTCTATTCTTCCTTCAAATGTATTTTCTCCCGTTCCTCCATCACAGTTTTACTCTTCGGGTATCCAGTTATCCAACAATATGAACATGCAGGACATTATGCAGGAGGGAACAGTAGTTCTCGATGGAACCCAGCGTGAAAATACGAAGAACACGAACTTCTTCCGTCTCATACAGAATTACAAGTTCTCGAAGGGAGATACTACTTCTCTTCCTGGTATTAATCTCTACTCTTTCTCCCTGGATCCCAATACCATTACTCAGCCGTCGGGAACCCTCAATGGATCCATGTTCAATCGCACAAATCTCCAATATACACTGCTGGTTCCACCGACTCTGACATCTATCTACGATAGTTCAGGACAGCTTGTTCCTATTGTAAGTCCCTCTGCAGTTTGTATAGTGAAGGAAACAGCGTTTAACACTATTCCTACACTCGTTCCAATAGGCGCAACCATCTCTCCAGGTCCAGGTATTCCCCCCCTTCTTCAGGCAGGCCAGACTCTCTCAATTATTCCCCCGAGCACGCAAAATCCTCTACAATATGGCGCCTATTCGTCTATAGTCTATATTGAATCCTACAACTTCCTCAAGGTTACAAATGGACAGGGTAATCTCGTGTTCTCTACATAATAATAAGAAGAATGAACACCGACGACCCAGTCGCCGACGTCCCCCCCGAAGAGACTGCGGATCCTATCCACAAGCCAACTATTTCATCGGCCAGCAGCTATCTGGGATACACCCTTGTGCTTATTCTTCTTCTCATCTACTCCCGTGCGGGATGGTATGCGGTGGAAACCATTGTGTTCGGCAAGTTTCCAATTATGAAACCGTATGCTAACATGTTTCTAGTTGTCTGGTTTATACCGATTCTCGGACTGCTTACGTCGATCGTTGTTCCTTCAGCGGGTGGAATGTTCGGTTGGGCCATTGCTACCGCTGTATTTGCAGGAATTCCGTTGTTTGGCGCTTTTATTTATATTGTTCTCTTCGGCTTTCCGCCCGAGACGTATGAATATGTAGCAGGATTCTTCAAGTAGGAATAGGAGGAATAGGTGTTGAATCCTCAACCGCCTCCTTTTTGAGTAGAGGATTTGACGATTCTAGCGTCAGGAGTTCATCCATTGCCTGCTTTGGATCTTCGAAATTACGAAACAGAATCTGGTTGACTTCGGCAGGACTCCACTTCTCATCCATCTCGGGATGCGACCATAGTTTATGATCGACATCCGTAATATCGTAGAATCCCTCTACCATCTCACGGAGAACTGTGCGAGAACACTTCTTGAAATGAATGATCATATCAATACGGCCTGGGCGAATCAGGGCACGATCAAACCGCTCGGGGAAATTTGACGTAAAGACCAAGATGCGACCACTGGACTCCAGGGTGCCATCTAGGAGATTCAGGAGGAACGAGAGATCGATAGGATCCTTGATAATATCATCATCAAGTTCGGCTGTAAAGGGATCCTTGGGAACTACAGAAACAGGTTCAGGGCGCTTCCACTCGCGCTTCAGGAGAACATCGCCCATCGCATCGGCGTCCTCAATAATGTAGAGTCGCTCGGAAATAGGGATGGTATACTTCTCCAGAACTGTGCCATTGAACACATGAATATCATCACTGAAAAACAGATGGCGAAGCTGGGTCTTTGTCTTGATTTCCGAGAGTTGGATATTGACGGGGTGACGACGAGCAACATTGGCAATAGCCTTGATTTCCGACGTCTTACCCGTTCCAGGATCTCCGTGAAAGAGGAATCCCAGAGTATACGGAATGCCCTTTTTCTCATACCATGACCGCTTGTCCAGGAAAAAATTGACACGTTTCTTGACGATCGGCTGCTCTTCGAAATAAACATTCTCAAACGTGCGTGTTGTGGAAAACTTGTGCTTCGTGTAGACTAAGAAATTCTGGGGAAGTGGGTTCTGGTTCGAACGTTTCTTCTTTCCTTCCACGATCTGGTCGAAAAAGTAAAGGTTATTTCCAAGTTTATTCAGCATGCGACGCTCATAATCTTGGTTGCATGACTCCACAAACTTCTGCAGAGTTTGGATCGGGTGATCATACGAAATGAGCTGGAACTTAATGTTCTTAATATTTCCATCGTCAACATCCACGTGTGTGAGACGAAAATAGATATCCTCATCCAGTCGAACCTCCTCGAACTCGTAGGGAAGGTAATCGTGATTCGCGATGGACAGGAGGCGCTTCGTATTGGGAGAGCAGGACACAAAGTGAATCACGGCATCCATGCGAGTCAGAAAAGCGGGAACGTTAGCGCCCTTATTATTCTGCGGCGGCGGGCCACGCTCACATTCAATGACAGCAGACGGTTCACGACCAGCATAAGCGGTCTTTGACGGTCCGCGATAGGTCCATACCCACGGAGGAATACGTTCGTAAAGGGACAGGCCTAACCATGCTAAGAGAGGACGGAAACTGCTTCCGCTCGTCGTCATCACCTGGTAGAGCATTGACATCTTCAAAAGATCTTGTAAAGATGCCATTGCTTGAATGGGACATTTTGGGTTGGAAAATTTAACGTCCAAGGCACTTGTCGAGGGTAGGAATGCCTTCGTGGACAGGTTTTGAGCGCTTGAGGCGGAGTTGCTGCGATGCCTTGTTCACCGTCTCATTGGACAGTGAGACATAAGACTTCACATCGCGAACCGAGGCCTGGGTGTTCACGGACGGCATATACAGGCGAACAGGTGGCATAGCAAGTTGAAGTGGCTTTGTGCAGTTACGGAAAAACTCGCGATACTGCTGAATATCTAGATTTCCGCCAAAAAGACGGAGAACACGCCTGTCGGGGGCAGGTTGGATATCTTTGTCATCGGAATACAGTCGACGGTAAAAACTACGTAGAAGCGAATGACGAATCCAGCGATCGGACTCGGTGAGATACGGCTCCTTATAAATCGTAGCAAGAGCACACTCAGGACTGCAGAAGTTTCCCTCTGCCGTATAGGAGTTCGTGTATACATCGTAGTGCGTAGGAATCATGAACGAATCACCCGAAAATCCGTGGCAGCACCACAGGCAGGCTGCCCCCTTCGAATAGGATGTGGACAACGATAGTTTGGTCATGAGTTCATGGATCACGTTCTCATCAAACCGCCGTTCCTGGGTCTCCGTTGTCTGCAGAATATCCGAATACTGTGTCGGTCCGAGACTTCCAGTGGGAGCA